TCCCAGGAGGCTCGTCCTGGGCCTGTCTTCAGCGATGTTAAAGAGCGGTTTCGTCTGGTCCCTTGCAGCGGTCCCGTTCGATGGATCAAAAGGTAACTCACGGTTGCGACCATGTAAAGCTCTTTTCATGAAATAATTTTTAGGTTGCAGGGCCCCTCAAAGGGACTAGACTTGAAGAAATACCGTTGAAGACTCCGCAACTGTTAGTTACCATTGCGTATCAACAGGCGGGGGAGTAATTCATGCAAGGTGTTCCGCTAAAACAGTTGGTTGCAGAGCTTGGCCCGGCCAAGGTAGGAAAGATGCTCGGTGTAAGCCATCAAGGAATAACGAAGGCGGTAGAGGCAGGGAGAGAGATTCTCATCACCGTGCTGCCGGACGGAAAGGCAAAAGGGATAGAGCTAAGCGACTTCCCGAAGGCAAAGAAGAAAGCAGCACCAGACTGATCATCGAAAAACCAAGGGGTTGATATGGCATACGTACCAGAAGAATTGATGCACGAAAGACAGATAAAAGTCCGACTCGTAGACAGCGAGTATCAAGAATGGAAAGAAATGGCTCACGCAGAAGGACAGTTGCACAGCGTTATGGCTAGAATCGCCATGCGAGCCATTCTTGAAGAGTACCGTAGGACCGGGCAGCTGCCTGAATTCATTGCCAAGCAGCGCGCATAACATTCACTAATTTTTGGGGTGACCGCTTTGACCAAGGATGAATATGTAGAGTTTGCCGGCGATAGCCTCGCCGTCGTTGTAGTAGCCACTGCAGTCAATGGCCCGACCGGGCTTTACCAGGTCGAGGCGGTTATGCCGTCAGTACGTACAGGCATGATCAGCAGGAGAGTTAATCCATGACCAGGGATGAATATATCCAGTTTGCCGGTGATGATCTCGCCACATTGGAAGAGGCTGCAGCGATCAGGAGCATGACCGGTCAACAGCTGGTCGAGCGCCTTCTCGGCCTATCCACGGATGAGCTGATGGAGATAGATCGTAACCTGGGCGTGTCGCGAAATGCGGCAATTGCCCAGGTCAGCGGGAATGTAATTCAGGTTAACTTCAGCGCCAGAGCTGCCGCCTCTTGGGGCTCTCGGAACTCTCACCAGAAGCCATCAAAACGCCGAAATTTCGCGAATCGCGTCAGCATAATGCCTATGCTAGTCCCTTCCACGTCACCAAACCCTACTTCTACTGCGGTCCCTTCCACGTCACTTGACACTGTCTTTCCATACAGTAATCGGTAATTTATCAGACCGAACATGAGCGCGCCACGTTTAAGGATGCACAATTTCGTAGCGCGCGATAATAGACGCCTAGATTGGCTGATGGCGATCAGGCGACAGGCGGCAATCGAGCAGGGCAGCTTCATAACGCCAGAGCAAGGTCGTGAGCGTGCCGACTTAACTTATCATCGCCTGCGCAAAATAAATTCACCTAGCCGCTTGCTAATAAGCCACACGGCGCTTAGGATCAAATAGTCGAATAGGGGTGATTTATGGCAAGCGAACTTACGAGAGAACAATTCAAGGCGATCGCCAAGCTGATGCGCTCAGCAGGCGGCGTAACCGAGCAAGGCGCCATGCTGGTGCTAGTTGACGGCATGGAGCCGAAAGAGGCGGCAGCAACCCTGGGATGCCCAGTGCAGACCGTTCAAAGCGGAATGCGTCGAGTCAAGAAGGCAATGGAGCTGGCAAAAACAGCAACCCAGTAACCTAGATTTTCGTTTCAAGGCGGTATACCGTGCAAGCCAGTCTCTAGCGAGGGACCGGAGCGCACAAAAAAATGCCCCGGCGGATCAGGCCGGGGCGGATACATCACTAACAGAGAGTGGTCATTGTGAACACACAGCAAGCCGTTAGCAATACGGGATTGAATCTCGCGCCACGTTTTCCGACTAATGAAAACGTAGCGCCGAAAATGTCCTCCCGAGAGATCGCCGCTCTGACAGGAAAGCGCCACGACAATGTGAAGCGCGACATCCTTGTCATGCTCGCCGACCTAAAAGTTGATGCACTCAGTTTTGAGGATATCTACCTAGACGGCAGAAACCGTGATCAGGTCCAATACCTGCTTGATCGTGAGCACACTGACTGTCTGCTGACAGGCTACAGCGCCGGCATGCGGATGAAGGTAATCCGACGCTGGCATGAGCTTGAGCAGAAGAATGGCGCACGCCAGGTTGTAGCAGCGAGCGGCACCAAGGTCATCGGCGAGCTGGCAATACTTGAGTGCTTCACGCGCCTACTGAAGCCTGCCCCGTCAAGCCAGATGGCCATGCTCGCCAAGATCGCAGCGAACAACGGCTTGGAATCTAGCTTCCTGCCCGGATACGCCATTGATGCGGCTCCAGATGCTGCTGGCGGCAGCTCCATGCCGACCAAGGCCATCACTGCCCTGCTGAAGGACTTCGGTGTCAGCGCCAGCCCCTACACCTTCAATCAGCGCCTGGCTGATCTGGGCTACATCAAGCAATTGAGCCGCCTGAACAGCAAGCGAGATACCGTTTTCTTCTGGTCGGTAACCGATAAGGGGATGGAGTTCGGCAAAAACCTCACAAGCCCGAATAGCCCGAGACAGACGCAGCCTCACTGGTACGTCGAGCGTTTTGCTGATCTGGCCGAGAAGGTCCGCTCATGAGCATGGATCTGATGGTTAAAGCCATGAAGGTTAAGGTCGGCAACCCATTACGCAAGCTGGTGCTACTCAAGCTGGCCGATAATGCCAGCGATGCGGGCGAATGCTGGCCGTCGTACCAGCACATTGCGGATCAATGCGAGATCGCAAGATCAACTGTGAAGGTGCACATCCGTGAGCTTGAAAAGGCCGGCCTTCTGCGTCGCGAGTTCCGCCGAAAAGGCGAATTGAACCAGTCGAATTTGTTCCATTTGACGCTGGATGGTGGCGCTGCAAAACCTCCAGCTAGTGGGGCGGCAGAAAACCCAGGGGGTGGGGCGGTAAAAACCCCACCTCGGGCGGCAGAAAACCCAGGGGGTGGGGCGGCAGAAAACCCCAGAACCAGTCACTCTTCTGAACCAGTCAAGGAACCTAAAAAGCCTATGGCCGACAAGCCGGCCGAGGCGTTCGATTTGTTCTGGTCTGCTTACCCCAAAAAGAAAGCCAAGGGTGATGCCGAGAAGGCATGGGCGAAGGTCAAGCCTGATCACGCTCTTGCCGAGCTGATCATCGCTGCAGTTCTGGCGCAGAAGCTGTCGGAGGACTGGACGAAGGATGGCGGCAAGTTCATTCCGCACCCTGCCACCTGGCTCAATGCAAAGCGCTGGGAGGACGAGGTAACGCCTGCCACTGATCAACCGACCGCAAAACCGAAGTCGTCCGGCCCTGACTTCTTCGACGAGTCCTGGCGAACCGATACGAGTGATGACCTATGAAAAACGTCACTCAGCTAATCCCAACTGCAGCGCGCCAGTTTCGCGTCAGCCAGCCGTTGCCCGTGGCCACCCAGCCGCTGGGAGTGGTAGACGACCAGACTGGGGAAATCGTCGAGAAGTTGTTCCGCCAATTACAGGCCATTTTCCCAGCTCACAAGCAGGCCTGGCCTGACGACAAGGCCAAAGCCGCGGCAATGCGCAGCTGGACCAAGGGCTTCATGGCGGCCGGTATCAACTCACTGGAGCAGATCCGTTTCGGAATCGCGCAGTGCCGTAAGAGCGGATCGCCGTTCGCTCCAAGCATTGGACAGTTCATAGGCTGGTGTTCGCCGGGGCCTGAAGACTTCGGCATGCCAGTCGCGGCGGATGCGTGGCTTGAAGCGCTGATGGGCACCTACAGCCATGAGGCTGTGCGACTGGCTGCCAACGCCACCGGGCTATTCGACCTGCGCGCCTCGAAGCAGGACAACAAGGGCCTGCGCGAGCGCTTTGATCGCAACTACGAAGTGATATTGCGCCGCGCCCAGGCTGGCCAGCCGCTGAACGGGGAGATCCTGACCGGCCTCAGTCACGACAGCCAAAAGTCGGAGACCGAGCTGGCCAACGACTACGCCGAGCAGCGGCATGCCCGAGTTCGAGAGGCGCAGGGCATTCCAGCGACCGGAGCGGACGCACGGGCGCAGCTGTTGGCGAAGCTGAAGATCAAGCGCGACAAAGGGGGGACGGCATGAGCACGGAAAAGGATCGCAAAGAGTTCATCGACTGGCTGGCCGACGAGCACGGCCTTGAAAGCGAATGGCAGGAAGAGCGGAACTGCTTCAAGGACTTCCCGGCGCACCTGGCGTTTCAGGCTTGGCAGGCCTCCCGCGCCGCGCTGGTGATTGAGCTGCCGCCTGTAAGGCCTGAGCCAGCCTCAAGTGGCGACGAGCTCAAGGCCGAGGGAGAAGCTGCCGCGTGGAATATCTGGGTCGGAGAAAAGCTTGCGAAAGCCGACTGCCGTGAAGCCATCGAGGCCGCCGGCCTTAAGGTGAAGCCATGACCCACGACGAAGCGCACAAATTGGCTAATCAAATTGTCTGGGGCGCAGTGAAGAAAACGCTGCGCATGGCATTCGAGGTTGTCGGGGTCGTTTCGATCCTGGCCATGGGCGGGATTGTTGCGGCTGAACAGGTCGGGATTGTCCAGGTCCAGGTCGTGCCCTGCTATCTGGCTGATTCGGCATGCAAGGCGGTGACCCCATGACCCCTCTCCAGCGCGTTACCGTCAACCAGCTCGTCGCTGATGGATTCAAGGTTGTTGAGACCTGTCGCGACATCATCAGGTTGACCAAAGGCGCAGATGCTCGCCTTGTTCGTTCTGACGGCAGCCAGAAGCGGGCTAACCACGTCGAGCACAAGCGCGCCTAATCCCGTGTGGATAAGCAAGCGCAATGGTTGCTCGCAAAACGGAATAGAACCTGCCTGGCGCGATGTCAGGCAGGATCAACGGGATATATGGGTGGAAGGGATGAGTGAAATTACACGCTGCGTCATCGGGATGCCATTCGATATGGCCATGGAGAGTGAGATTTCGCGCCGGCAGTTCCATGCGATTGCACGGGAGCTGCTGGCCGAGAACAATCGCCTGAAGGCCGATCTTGACAGCTACAAGCAAGGCGCCCAAGTCGAGGCTGATGCCGGTGATGAGGCTCGCGCAGAGGTGCGCCAGCTCAAGGCTGAGAACGAACGGCTTGAGCGAAACCGTGACATGTGGAAGGCGCAGGTAGAGCAGCAGGCCGAAGAATTGACAGCGCTGCGCAAGGACGCCGAACGCTATCGGTTTCTACGCTCAGACCTGACGATGGGCGGCGATGTAGATTTCTGCATCGTCCGCAAGCACTGGAAAGCGCCGGCTCTTGAAAGCATCTTATCGTTGACGAATGCGGACGAGCAGATCGACGCCGCCATGACAAGGTGAGTGCAAGGCGCACAGTGAGTCACATACTCACCGTGCGCCCAGTCATCACAGTGAGTTTTTGGCGACGTACTGGCCGACAAACTCCTGAATCACCGTCGTCATATCGCTCTCGTTGCGCTTGCACGCGCGCCAGAACTTTTCGTGCAGCTCAGCATTGATTCGCACGTTAAGGCGGGCCTCTTTGACAATCGGCTTGCTGGCCTGCTCCATGGCCTTTACCACATGCGGGGCTGGCCTGCTCGGCTGCGTTACGATCAGAGGTTCATCTTTTTTGGTGCGTGCCATGATCAGGCCTCCAATAGTTTCTTGACGGCTTCAGCGAAGCGCAGCGACTCCAGGCGTATCGCGCTGTCGCCGCTTCTCGTTGGGGTTCTCCCTCTGGCGATGGCTGTTGGGTATCCGATCCGGTCGCACAGGGGCACGCTGAGCACTGGCAGGCCGTAGCCGTTCAGGGCCTCGGAAATGTCCCGGCCGAGCAGCGTGTTCTGGTCCAGGCGATTGACATACAGCGCGGCGATGAACTCGGGCCGGTGCGCCTGGTGCGCCTTCATCAGCTCGATGGAGTCGGCGGCGGCCCAGATGTCAAAGATGCTCGGCGCGCACGGCAGCAGCGCCATGTCCAGGTACGGCAGTGCATCTGCTGACAGCTCCCCCTTCGTATCGATCACCGCATAGTCAAATCCCGACAGCCCCTTCAGGTCTGACAGGCGCTCGGCGGTGAATATCTCAAGCGTGTTTGGCAGATTCGCAATCTCCACCCACCGGCTGACGCTGCCTTGAGGGTCGGTATCGATCAGGGCAACGCGGTGTTTCTGAGCCAGCGCCCCGGCCAGGGTTACCGCGCTGGTTGACTTGCCAGCCCCGCCCTTCTGCGTCCATAGCCCGATCTTCTTCATGAGTACGGTTCTCATCGTGAGTATTTGACTCACAGATTACATCTCTCTTGCGGATTCCGCTTGCATTGGTTGCAGATTCCGCCTACAGTCTCTCCAGAGGGACCAGAAAGGGACCGGAAATCAGAAAGGGGTGAAAGGAAATGGCAAAGGCACAAAACACCGGATTCATCATAGAAACCAGTGCAAATGGTTCGTGGGCTCAGCTCAATCCGAGCGATCGCTTCATGACAAAGAGAAAAGCCACCACAGCAGCCAAGGCGAGATGCTCAGGCGCTGAATGGCGAATCAGTCCAGCCCTTCCGTTTCCTCGAAGCCCTAATTAATTCACAGCGGAACAACGATGAAGCTGGATAAAAACAACACGCAGAGCAACCCGGAATACATCCGGGGCCTGATCAAGAAGTCCGGGATGACGCAGAAGGGCGCTGCCGAATCTATCGGCGTGGCCCCGCGGACCTTGGCGGACTGGCTCAACGGAAACGCAAAGTGGTCCTACCCGGCGCAGTACGCGCTGGAGTGTCTTGTTCGATATGGGGTGAAAAAATGAGCGCTACAGAATGGAAGTTTGTACCGGTCAACCTGACCGATGAAATGGGTGAGATCATTGCCCGGCGTGGCCGCATGTGTGGCGGAGGCGCTTTTGAGTTGTGGAGCGAGCTGATTTCCGCCGCCCCGGTACCGCCATCGGTTGAAAGCCTGCTTGAAAATTGGACGCCGAGCGATCGTCAGGCGTTTTCCAGTTTCATCAACAAGCGCTTCCCGGGCGAAATGAGCAGCCACGCCATCCAGTCGTTGGGTTCTGCCTGGAAGGATGGCCAAGCCAATGCCCAGTCGCAACCATCCGCCCACCTGACCATCCCCGGCGCGCTGGAGTGGGATGGTGATAATGGTACTCACGGTGTTGTTGGTACTCACGGTGCGGACAGTGAGTCGCGTACTGACGGTGAGTCTAAGACCGTACCTTCTGGAAACTACGTTCAGCCAGTTCCCGGCCATTGCGACCGAATCACTTGGCGCGGCAGCTACTACCACCTGCCATTGCAGCATGCCGAGGCTGATCAACTGCGCGCCCGGCTGGCCGATCGGGATGTCGTGCTGAATCAGGCATACATGGCGCTCATTGGCTACCTGCCAGGGCATCGCAACGACCTGACTGATGCGGCAATCGCGGCATGCAGCGCGCTCCTGTTTCCGGTCGAGGCTAAAGCGGCATGTTCCCGCTGCGGCGGCTGGGGTCACATCGAAACCAAAGACAGCGCCCATGACTGCCCTGAGTGCGGGCCAAGCGTTATCGAGCGTGCTGTCGAGGCTGGGGTGATGAATGCGCCGCCCAAGCCAAGGATCTGCATCGAATGCGATCAGCCCTACTGCCACGGCGTATGCGTTGAGCGCGGCGATCAGGACTATGACCGGGACCAGGCTGCGAAGGGTGGCGACCAATGAAGGGTTTTATTCAGTGGTTTATGCCTTGGAGGCCAGCAAAACATATTGCGATGGCGGTATTCCATGGAGCGATAGCGGGAGTTTTGTTTTGCGTCGTTGTGTTCTCGCCGCTCTGGATTCCTTTGCTTGAGGGAATCAGCCAATGATCGGGCTCGCTCTCTGGCTGGCAATCCAGCTCCCACTGGGCCACCTGATCGGCCGGGCTCGGCGCCAAAAGCGCAAGTTTGACGAGGTGTTCAGGCATGGCTGAGCAAGTTATCCGCAATGAGGCGGACAGGGCTCGCGCAATCAACTTCCTGTCGTGCCTGGACCTGGCCAACCCCAAGAAAATCGCCATATCCGACGAGGATCGGTCGTCAGAGCAAAACGCCAAGCTGCACGCCATGCTGAGCGACATCGCCAAGCAGGTAGAGCACGCCGGCAAGAAGTGGAACGTGCTGATCTGGAAGCGCCTTTGCACGGCTGCATGGCTGCGCGAGGAAGGCGAGAACGCGACGATGATCCCGGCGCTCGACGGCAATGGCTTTGACGTGATCTACGAGCGCACGTCGAAGCTGGGCATCAAGAAATGCGCGTCGTTGATCGAGTGGATTACGGCGTTCGGCGCCGAGCACCAGGTGCGGTGGACGCAGCGGGATAACTGGGGCGGCCGGTATTAGTTTTTTACAGTCCCTTCCTAGGGACAAATTTCAGGGGAAGGAAATGGATTATTCGCTGCATCTTGGGGATTGCCTGGATGTGCTTAAGGGCGTCGAGTCGGACAGCATTGACCTGACGGTCACAAGTCCTCCATACGACAACCTGCGCACATACAACGGGTTTAGCTTCGATTTTGAAGGGGTTGCCCGAGAGCTTTATCGAGTGACTAAGCCTGGCGGCATCGTTGTATGGATCGTTGGTGACGAGACGATTAAGGGGAGCGAGTCAGGAACATCATTCAGGCAGGCGCTGTTCTTCAAGGACGTATGCGGATTCAATCTCGCCGACACCATGATCTACCACAAGACGGACCTTGCATTCCCGCGCCACGGGCACCGAAAGTACCCGGCAGCCTTTGAATATATGTTCATCTTCAGCAAGGGTAGCGTTGGAGAGTTCAACCTAATTAGGGATCGGAAGAACAAGCTGGCTGGACAGGTTATGAGCGGTACGGTTCGTCAGGAAGACGGAACTACAAAGCCAAGCAGGGCAGCAGGAAAGAAAGTCGCCGAGTTTGGCTCACGGTCAAATGTCTGGGGTTATTCGACCGGGAGGGGGAAGTCGTCTGCCGATGCGAGTGCCTATGATCACCCGGCGATATTTCCGGAATCACTGGCGCGCGATCATATCCGAAGCTGGTCGATCCCTGGAGACCTGGTTCTCGATCCGTTTATGGGGAGCGGGACAACGGGGAAGATGGCGGTTCTTGAGGGGCGCCGGTTCTTCGGAATCGAGATCAGCGGCGAGTACATGGACATTTCCCATAGTCGGATATCTAGAGCCGCTTCATATGCTAAGCAGTCCGATTTGGGGTTGCAGGCATGAAGCTAACTGCCGATCAGAAAGAACACATCATGGCACAGCGCGGCCAAGCTTCAGCCCCTTCTAGCCGGTCTGGAACGAGACGTTATGTCTTGCTCTTTTCATGTGGAAAAAAATGCACTGCGCTAGATATGCAGAGCGAGCCGCCGGAGTCGTTCATTCCTGGTGTTATGAGGATGTTTCAGCCGGGGTATGTCATTTCCGTTGATCTGCAGGATTCCGACGCGAATGAAACGATGGCGGGACTGACTTCATGAAGGGATCAGTCCGCACAAAAACCTGCAAGAACCCAGCCTGCAAGGCCTCATTCGTCCCGCAGCGCCTCGGGCAAGCCGTCTGCAACTACGCCTGCGGCCTGGCCATCAAGGATGTGAACCAGGAGAAGGCGAAAAAGGCGCTGGCCGACGTAGGGCGAAAAGAGCTGAAAGCCGCCAAGGAAAAGATCAAGACCCGCGCTGAGCACATGAAGGACGCCCAGACCGCTTTCAATGCTTGGGTTCGAGCCAGAGATGCAGGTCTTCCATGCATATCGTGCGGAACAACGGCAGATATCCAGTATGCAGCTGGGCATTTCAGATCCGCTGGGGGGCACCCAGAGCTTAGGTTTGAACCTCTCAACGTCCACCTTCAATGCAATCGCAACTGCAACATGGCCAAGTCTGGAAACCTCGGACCTTACCGGATCGAGCTGATTAAGCGCATCGGGCAGGAAAAGGTCGATTGGCTGGAAGGCCCTCATGAGCCAAAGCGCTACACGATTGACGACTTGAAAGCCATCAAGACCCACTACCGGGCGCTGGTCCGTGAACTGACGAGAGCGACAGCATGAAGAATATCGAAAAGACGCGCGAAGAGTTTGAGGCGTGGCATCGGAGTGTTGTTGCTGGCGATCCGCCACATGAAAAATACAACTCCGGCGATTACCGGAATCAGCATGTTCAGCGGTACTGGCTTGGCTGGCAAGCCTCTCGCGCCGCTCTGTCGGTTGAGATCCCCCAGTTCGACGATTACCCGGCCAGCATGGAGCGCGAAATGCAGGAGTCGCTGAGGGCTGTAATCGAAGCCGCCGGCCTGAAGGTGAAGCCATGAACCGCCGCCCATCCATGTTTCAGCAGCCAGCGCCATCGCCCTGGTACGTCACCAAAACCAAATGCACCGAGTGCGGAAAGTCTCGCGCCGCGGGCAGTCATGCGAAGTGCAGCCGGGCGCGCCAGATGCGCTTTGCCTCTGAAAATAAGTGATGGCATTCTGATTATTACAGTCCCTATAGAGGGACTGGATCAGCTATGATAGCGCGCGTAGGCAAACAAACAGGGAGTGACCGAATGAGCAGATTGATTGGCATCGCTGGCCGGGCCGGCAGCGGAAAGGATACGGCGGGGGCGCACCTGGTCGAGCAGCATGGCTTCCGTCAATACGCATTCGCCGACCCGATCCGGGCGATGCTCGGCGCTCTCGGTGCATTCCCGGCTGGCGACCTGATCGACCGTGACGCCAAGGAGGCGACCATCGACTGGCTGGGCAAGAGTCCGCGGCAGATGGCGCAGACCTTGGGCACCGAGTGGGGTCGCGAACTCGTTCACCCTCAACTGTGGATTCTGATGGCGCAGCGTCGCTGGGATGCTGCCAAGGCCGCCGGGCAGAGTCTGGTCATCACCGACGTGCGATTCGCCAACGAGGCGGATTGGATCGCGTCCCAAGGCGGTCATGTGATCGGCCTGGATCGTCCAGGGGTCGAGGTCGTCAGCGCTCATGCAAGCGAGCAGGCGGCCTTCGAAGACCTTTGCGACTGGTTCATTCGCAACGACAACACCATCGACATCTTGCTGCATCGCGTTGACCAGGCCCTGAAGGAGCTGCACCCATGATGAAGAAGGCGACCGACGAGCAGCTGAAGGAAGCGCTGGCCACAATGACCGTGGCGCAGACCGCTGCGCACTTCGGTATGAATGAGCGCACGGTGTGGTCACGCAAGGCCAAGCTGACAGGCCTGGCACCATCGCCGACACGCCCGGTCGCCCAAGCATCCGCCAAGACCATCGACGCCACCAACTCCAAGACATTTGTCGTCACCGCCGCGGTAAACGCCACCAAGGCGCACGCCGGGTTCATGAAGACGCTGCAGCTCTACTGCGCACTTCGCGGCGCTCAACTGATCGTTATCCCGATGCGGTACCGCAACCCAACCAGCCGAAACGAAGACGGCACGGACGAATGGTGGGATGACCGCCTCGTCCCGTACCTGACGCATGAGCGCACCCGAATTGCCAAAAACCTGGTTGTGCTGGCTGATATCAAGATCCAGCCGACCGCGATCAACCCACTGCAAGGCTGGCTGACCGTGAGCGGTACCGACTCGGCGATTCTGGGTCACACCAAAATCGCGCTGAAGTCCGTCGCATCCAAGATGGGCAGCCCGGCCAAGCTGGTAATGACCACAGGCGCGTGCACCGTCGAGAACTACAGTGACACCAATGCCGGGGCCAAGGGTCAGTTTCACCATACGCTCGGCGCGTGCGTGGTCGAGGTCAGCGGCGACCATGCGCACACCCGGCAGATCTGCCCGCTCAAGGACGGATCATTCATCGACCTGGCGACCAAGTACACCAGCAAGGGCGTAGAGCCTGCGCCACGGGCCGAAGCGCTGACCATGGGCGACATCCATGCCGAGGTCGCTGAACGCCGCGTGCTGAAGGCCACCGCAGAGCTGGCGACCATGATCAAGCCAAAGACCATTGTTGCGCATGACGTGCTCAACTTCGGATCGGCCAGCCATCACAGCAAATACTTCGAGAAGTTCGAACGCCAGATGCGCGGCACTTCCAGCGTGCTCAAGGAATTGCGGGCCACGGCCAAGGTGCTGGACGAGATCAGTGGCCTGGCCGATCAGGTGGTCATGGTCAACTCGAACCATCACGACCACTTCAAGCAGTGGCTGGAGAAGGCCGAGCACGCCAATGACCTGGAAAACGCCCTGGTCTACCACGAAACAAAGACCGTCATGCTCCAGGCGATCCACGACGGCGGCTATATCGACCCGTTCCAGCACTGGATGGGCAAGCTGATGCGCCAAGGCAATCTGCGCTGGCTAAAGCCCGCTGAATCGTTCTCCCGCTTCGGTATCGAGTATTCGTTCCATGGCCACAAGGGGCCGAACGGTGCACGGGGCTCGACCAAGGGATTCGCCAACATCGGCGCCAAGGTCGTCAAGGGTCACAGCCACGGGGCCGAGATCGTCGACGGCGCCCGGTCGGTCGGCACCACGTCCAAGATGAACATGGGCTACAACGCCGACTCGCCATCAGGCTGGACCTGGACGCACGACATCACCTACGCCAACGGCAAGCAGACGCTGATCCACTGCATCGGTGGTTCGTTCTTCCGTAACGACCAGGAGGGTGCGGCATGACCGACCAAATCAAGATGCTGGACTGCCCATTCTGCGGCGGCCCGCCCGTGACGATCATCACGACCATCTTTGCCCCGGTTCGGCTTGTCGAGCGCCTGGCGGACTACGGCGACGACGGCCTGAGCGTTGAGGCTCACGTCTACTGCCATGAGTGCGGCGGTAGCGGAGAAATCGTCGAGGATGAGATCTACGACGCCGAGAGTTACGACGACGTGATCATCAAGGCAATAGACAACTGGAACAACCGGGACAAGCGGCACGCCGACCTCTACGCATCGAGCGACCGCGCAGGCCGAAACCTGTACCCGGAAAACGAACCATCCTGAGCGGATGACATAACCAAGGGCG